CTTCTCCCGGCACGGTTTAAATTTAGCTAAGTTTAGTTAATAAAAAAAGACTATGACTAAAAAGAAATTATTAAAACGAATTGAACAATTAGAGAAGGAAAATAGTTGGTTAATATTTAGGGTTGAAAGTTATCTCAAAGATTCAAAAAGAATTAAGGCAATTTATGATTATTTAGGGGTAAAAGAGGTTTATGTTCCATCTATTTCTTCAACGGATTCTTATAGGTTATTCAATAGTCAACCTAAAGTAAAGTCAAGCTACGAGAATCTTTCTCCTGGCGCAGGTAATTAATTAAAAAAGATAAATGGAAGAAGAAAAAGAAAAAATTGGAAGACCACTCAAGTTCAAATCATTGGAAGAGCTTAAAAAGAAAATTGATGAGTATTTTAAGGAAACTGATATTCAGAAATATACTATTACTGGGTTAGCGTTAGCCTTAAATACATGTAGGCAAACTTTATTGAATTATGAAGAAAAAGATGAGTTTTTGGACACTATAAAAAGAGCTAAACTAATAGTTGAAAATGCCTATGAATTATCGTTAAGGGAAAATGGAAAAGCTGGTGATATATTTGGATTAAAGAATTTTGGTTGGAAAGATAAGACTGAAGTGGATCAGACTATCTCTGGCAATTTAGGCGTAATTCAATTACCGGAAAGAAATAAAGAGGAGAATAAAGAGGAAAAGAAATAGTTATTTACAATTACTTTACAATTGGTTTATAGGTAGTTTACAATTATGAAAATTCACTGGACTCCAACGCCAAGACAGATAATAGCACTTAAAAGGTTGGAAGATGAAATACTTTATGGTGGAGCCAGGGGAGGAGGCAAAACTGACGCTGGAATGGTTTGGCTTTTATATTGGATACACATACCAAAATACAGGGCATTGATAATCAGGAGAAATGAAAAGGATTTATCTGACTGGGTTGATCGGGCCAGAGAGATGTATAAACCGACAGGAGCGGTATTTGCAGGCAGGCCGGTTGAAATAAGATTTCCGTCAGGATCGATATTCAAGACGGGCCATTTGAATGACGCAGAAGCCTACACTCAATATCAGGGCCATGAATATCAGAAAATGCTTATCGAGGAGCTTACCCATATTCCCAGAGAAGATGATTATGAAAAGCTGTTGGGTTCAAATCGTTCCACAGTTGATGGAATTAAGGCCCAAACATTCGCTACTACTAATCCTGACGGTGACGGCCATGAGTGGGTTAAGAAAAGGTTTAAATGCGAAGATGAACCTGAGACAGTTATTAAAACTAGAGATAAAGAAACTGGATTGATTAAGACTAAGATATTTATACCGGCCAAAGTGCAAGATAACCCGCATATTATGCAAAAAGACCCGAAATATGTAGCATTTTTAAATAGTATAAAGAATCCGGTTTTAAGGAAGCAGTGGCGCGAGGGCAGTTGGGAGGATCCGTTTATTGAGGGAGCTTATTATGCTAATGAATTAAGGCAGGCTAAGGAGGAGAACAGGATTACGACCGTGCATTATGATAAAACCTTGCCGGTTGAAACTATATGGGATTTAGGGCTTGGTGAATCGGAAGCCATGTCAATATGGTTCAGGCAAGTAGTCGCTAATGAAATAAGATATATTGACTATATTTCAGGAGAGCATGAGGGTATTCCTTACTATGTCAAGCAGTTAAATGATAAGGAAGTCAGGGATTATAATTACAGCAAGCATTATTTCCCGCATGACATTGAAGTTCAGGAGCTGTCAACCGGAGCTAGTAGGCTTGAAACGGCGGAAAAGCTGTTAGGCCAGCATAATTGCAAAGTGGTTGATAAATTGGACGTAGCAGACGGCATTCATTGCGTGAGAATGATATTTCATAAGTGCTGGTTTGATAAAGTTAAATGCAAGAAAGGGCTGGATGCCTTAAAAAACTTTAAAAAGGAATATGACGAAAAAAACGCATGTTATAAAAAAACCGCAGTCAATAATTGGGCCAAGCACGGAGCAGACGCATTCAGATACGGAGCAATCAGCTATTTATCAGAATATGAGCTGTACTCTGGAGGTGGGGAAGGAATTAATACTAATTACGCTAAATTCATCAGAAGAAGATAATGCCAAATAAAAAAGGCATAATGTTGCCGAAAAAATTAGAGGAGGATGAGCTTGAGCAGATGAAAGAGAAGATAGAGGTAAGCACGCCTGAAGCTGAACAAGTATCTCCGTTGAATCAGGCGAAAGTCAGGGAAATATTAATGATGCCCGTGCAAGCGGCTGAAGCTTGGTATCGCAGTTATAAGAGCATTTATGAAAGGTTGGAAAATCTCTATTTTTCTAATCTGGCCTATGGCAGAGGAGATGACAGGATTGAATCAGAACGCAATTCATATGCAAGGAGTTTGCCTACTCAATATTCATCCGGTCAGGCATTTCAGATAGTAGAGACCATGTTGCCGAGATTGGTAGCCGGTAAGATAAGATGTGAGGTTATTGGGCAGGAGGAAAGTGATAAGAAAGGGGCAAAATTTTCAGAGAAAGTGCTTAACTTTCAAATCGAATCGGATCATCTGGATGAAAAGCTGGAGGATTATATCAGGCAAGCCACTAAAACACTCGGTATTTTGAAGATTGACGTTAAAACCGAAAAGATAAAGACATTCAGGAGGGGTCACAAATACGAAATGAAAGTGCCTTTTACCAGTAAAAGAGTTGGATTTGGCCCTGAAAAGGAAATAGAGGAGGTTAAGGATAAATTTACCCATGTATTACAAACAATACCTTATGAGGATTTAATAGTTCCACGTGGAACGTCACAAGATAGTTTGCCGTTTTTAGGGGTTAAAATAAAGAAAACAATTAGGGAAATGAGAGATGACGGCAGGTATATCAACATGGATTTGACTTCAATGCTAAGCATGATCGGACAAACGTTAGATGAGTTTACGAAAGAGAGGGAAGAACAGCAAGACGTTACGTATTCAGATCCGATTGGATTTTTCCTTGAAAAAGAAGTAGTTATCAAAGAGATTTATTACAGATACGAGGGGAGGATGTATTTATCAGCGTTTACTGAACAGGGTGATATAATGGTTCGGAATGAAGTATTGAAATTTTGGCATAATAAGTTCCCTATTCGCTTGCTCTCATTGATACCGGTAGAGAATCAAGTTATTGGATTATCTCCTTTGCAGACCACTGAGGATGAGATTAACATGCTGGATGACTGGACTAATATTATTCTGTCCGTTGCCATGTATGACGTGCTGAAACCTACTCTCTATGATCCAAAGAGAACAGGCATTAACTGGCGGAAAAATCCTCCTGTTTATGGGCCTGGCATGATGTATCCAATGAACGATCCTAGAAACAGTTTTATAGTGCTGAATACGCCTAAAATAGACACTTCACATCAATTTATACTTGAATATTTAGAGAGAAGAACGCAGAATAAATCAGCGGTTACGGATTACATTTCAGGTACGGATGAGGTTGAGGGTGATAAGACATTAGGCGAAGTTAAGCTCAAAACAGCACAAGCTAACAGGCGTTTTCAGCTTATTATTAAGAGAATAAGGCGTGAATTAAGCGTAGTATTCAGCATGATGAACGCTAATAATCAGCAGTTTTTGCCCGATAAGTATCCGGTCAGGATATTCGGTGAAAAAGGATGGGAGTGGGAAAAGCTGTCTTCTGAATCAATACAGGGTAATTTTGACCATAGAGTCAAAGGATATGAGAATATATTGTCTGAAATGGTTGAGAGGGTGCAGAAATACAGAGCCATGCTGGCTGACGGCATTAAATTCCCGCAAATAGTCAATGTGCCTGAAATAATCAGAATGCTCTTTGAAGACGGTTATCAGGTTGAAGAAATGGATCGCATTATAATTCCTGTTCAAGAGCAATTGCAGGACAGGGATAATGCCAAGAAACAGGTTGCACAGCAGGCTGCCAAAGAGAACGAGAATCCTGTTACTGCCGTTGTCAGGCCTGATGAAGATCATGCGATTCATTTGACCGTACATACCGCATTTTTGCAGTCTCCTGCGTTTAAACAGTTGCCAAGAGAGCATCAGGGCGCATTAGTGAGGCATATTGACGCTACACGCAAGGCAATGGCGGTTAAAAATAAGAATGAGGCCGTTGGCAAAGGCAAAAGACCGCCAAGAGGCCAGACTCCAATACCTCCATTCGGTGATTTAGTAAGGCCTACCGAGAGGCAAGTTAAGAAATAAGCAAGTTAAAAAATAATTATGTCAGAAATATTTTCACAATCAACTGAATACCAACAGCTCAAAGAGGACTGGAAGTTGAGAAAAGATGAGTTATATGATAAGCTGAAGAAAATATCCCTTGCTGACGCTGACAAGAAAATAGCCGGACAGATTAGAGGGATTATTTCCGAGATAAGAGCCATAGAGACTGTGGAGGAGTCTTTTGTTAAATATTTTGAGGATAAATTTGAAGATAAAAAGGAGTAAAAATTATGCCATTACCCAAAGGAGTGCGATACCGCTGGAAAAAGACTAAAAAGGGTAAAATTCGCTTGGCTTTCAAGAACAACAAAGTTATTGAAGTCAAGAAAAAAGGCGGTAAAGCACGCAGAATAAAAAGACGTAGGAAAAGACGTAGGAAGAGAAAATAAAATTTCAGTAGAAACAAAATTTCAATAGAAATAAAGTTTCAGTTAGGGATCGCAGGGCAGGTTTTGCAGTCTTCCTGCCTTGCAACTCCTAACGGAGAACTAAATCATAGTGGGGACAATTTACCCCGATAACAAATTAATGAAAAAAAACTATGACAGATGAAAGACTACCGGACGAAAAACTGGATCAGGAGATTGAGAATAAGACTCAAGATCAAGATCCATTAGGCCCTGCGCCTGACCCTTTACAGTCTGATGAGGGAAAAAAGCAGGAGGTTGACCCTGAAAAGGTTAATCAGAGCAAAGACGAAGCTATCCGTAATGAACGGAAAAAGCGTAAAGAGGCGGAACAAAGAGAAAAGGATAAACAGGAAAAGATTGATAATCTGCAAAAGGAGATTGATAATCTGCAAAAGG